GAATAGATTGCAGAAATATGGCGGAGTACGGAAACCTTTTCAGCTGTACCTCTGAATAATCGAGAAATTTTTTCTGTAAATTACTTGTATTAAAAATCCATACACCAACCAAGCGCTTGGCGTAAGCATTAATATTATAAATAATTTTGGAGATGCTTTTATGAAAATAACATCTAAAAGCATATGTGAAAAATTAGGCTTTGATGTGTTGATTTATGAACCCGAATGTCCGGGTTATGAAGATGACTCAAAACTCTCCTATTTTAAATACTTTTATTAGACGAATCACTTTTTTAGTGATTATCTGACAGAAAAGCAAAAAGATACTAAAACCGCTCCGTAAAAAGGGCGGTTTTGTTATTTTAACTTGCTTTCAACTTGTTTTTAATACTTAAAAAGAATTAAAACAGCTTGCTTTCAGAATTTAGCACTTCTAATAAAGATAGGTAGTTGAGTTGAAAAGAAAATATCTGTAATAATTGCCGATTGTCCCTGATGTAAAAATTGTATTGAACAAGCAGATAAGAACCTCATTTAGCTTGAAATTATTTAACAAGCTGACTAACATTTTTAAAATTTAAAGCAGTTTTAGGCGGTGTTTTGCGATAAATATAAAAAGAAAAACCGCACCCAAACGCCTAAAAAACGGCTTGGTTATGCGGTTTTTGCTTTGGAGCTGGTGAACAGACTTGAACTGTCGACCTACTGATTACGAAACATTACAAGAATTTGAAAAAGTGCAGTAAACAAGCGTATTTTTATTATACATTGACTAACATCAGACTAACATCATTTTTTGCGGTTCTGCAATCGCAGAGATGTAATCGTTTAGGTCTATAATTTTATTGATTTTCTTAATCTGATTTGTTTGCACTAAATGTGTATAAATATTCAAAGTCGTTTCGGGCTTTGCGTGTCCGAGTTGGTTTTGGACATAAAGTAAATCTTGACCGCAAAAGAACAAGTTTGTAGCAAAAGTATGTCTTAGATAATGTGCGGTGAATCTTTCAATAACAAACGGAACGCCTTTTGGGTCGAACTTACTTTTTGGCTTTCGCTCATATTCGGAAAAATCTCCGTATTTAAGATTGAGGTCTGCCATATAGCTGTCCCACAGTTATCGCCACGCTGTTGTTGAGAAGAATTCCCCTTTTGTTGTAAGTACAACAAAGTCGGATTGTTTATGGTTCTTTTGATTTTTCATAAAATCCACAAGGGTGTGGGGAATATTGACTGTTCGTATGCCAGCCTTTGACTTTGCGCCTTGCACAATGTGCGGAGTTCCTGTCATTACAAGTTTTTGATGAACACTAATTTGAGCATTTTCAAGGTCAATGTCATACCATTGCAACGCAAGGCATTCACTTAATCTTAAACCAGACAGCATCATGATCATAGCAGGAAGTTGTGCTCTGTGTGGCATTTCCATAACCCACCGCTGTTCTTGCTCGGTCAATGCCCTGCGCTCGCTTACAGGTGCATTTTTCGGTATTCTGACATATGTTAATGGATTGTAGTCAAGTATGCGGTTTTCAACAGCAAAGTCAAACACCTGCCTTGCGGTCATTCTGTAATCACGCAGAGTTTTCTTTGAAGTCGGTTTGCCTGTATGTGGATTTCGTGCGAAATAGTCATTTATGATACATTGAAAATCTGCTTTTACAAGTTTGCTGATTGCAACATCGCCTAATACAGAAAACGGTTTAAGGTTTGTTTTATAACTCTTATACTGCTTGTCAGAAGAAAGCAGAGCCTTTTTGTATATCAGCCAATTTTCGCAGAGTTCACTGAACGGCATATTCTCGCTAAGAATATCCATACCTTTGCTGATTTTTAGCTTGATTTCATTTGCTTTGCGTGTAACCTCAGCTTGCGTTTTGCCAAATACAGACTTATACATAGCTTTGCCGTTTCCATCCCGACCGATATAGATATTTTTTTGATACCTGCCGTCTTTGCGTTTTTTCATTATAAACACTCCTTTTTAATGTAAAAAGGGTGCAAAAATCCCTTGTAAATTAATTATTGAAAAATTTACAAGGGTGTGATACAATATTATTGCAATTAACTGCATCACTTGCACCCTGTGTAGGTGATTTTCCGCTCTGTTCGAGGACCAGTCGAGCAGGGCGGATTTTTATATTATTGTTTAACTCCAAGATAATCAATTAAAGCGTTTTGAAATACTTTAGAGCAGTTTACGCCGTCCTTATCTGCCATATCTGCAAGCCAAGCCGGGAGAGAAAGAGTTTTCTTTACAAAGCGGTTGTTGAGCTTGTCACGAAAGGCAGGCATAAACACTTCAATAACAGCTGGGACTTGATTTTTTTCAAGTGTGATGTTCTGAATTTGTGTAGGTTCGGGAATTTCTTCGCCGTCCTGCTCAAGTCCCCAAAGGTGAAGTCCAAGTGCCTCGTGAGCGTTTTTTAATGCCTCTTCCATAGTATCGGCACAAGGCAGACAACCCGGTAAGTCAGGAAATTCAATAGAAATGCCGTCTTCTGCAACATCAAATACTGCGATGAACGAATATCTGTCTTTCATAGTAAAAACCTCCGTAATAGTTTTAAGGGGATTGCAGGCATTATTCAAATTTAATACCTGCTTGCTTTTCAATGCTCTTTAAGGTTTTAATCGGAAAATCTTTTCTCGGGTGAGTAACTGTTACTCTGCCTTTCTTGGTTGGGTGTTTAAACTGGTGGTGGTCGCCAACGCAACCGACCTCATACCAACCGTCAGCATTAAGAATTTTGATTACATCTCTTGAAGTATAGCTTTTCAACTTTATCTCCCCTTTATGTATATATTATAATACATAATTTGTTATGTGTCAATAGCTTTTGATAAATAATTTATTACATAATATTGTAAAATCCCACATCTTTGCCAAGAATGCAGAGCAAAGTATTATTTTAGGGCGGATTTATTTACTCATCTTCTTCATCTATTGTGTAATCATTTGTATAATTTTCATTAGATGATTGAGATTGTCTAAATTCTTCTGCGAGCATAGTTTTATTAAATTCAGCAGTCGGCTCAATTTTGTTTACAAGCTCTTCAAGTTCATCTACTGTAGTATAGAAAAACTCCTTACGCATATTGACTTTATTAACTCTTTTATCGTTCAAAATGCTATGTAATTTACTTTCAAGTCCAACAGCATCTTCCGAAAAAATGAAACTATGTACATCAAATTTAAATGGTACAGAAGCATTTCCTAATTCGTTTACTCTGTCTTGCGGGTCAATTCTTCTTGTCATACCAACTTTAAATACATTTTCACCGAACGATCCAAGATTACTTATAATATATACATTACCTGCCTTACCATTTTGAAGTTGAACGATATTATCTTTTTTAATAGTGACATCAGCAAGTTTTGCTTGCAATTCGAGAATTTTAGCATTTAAAGCTTTACTTTCTTCATCTGCCGAAGCTTTTAACTGCTCTTTTAATTTTTCAATTTCATTGTTATATTTAAGTTCTTCGTTTTCAATCTTCTTCTTTTCCTGCTCAAGTGCCTTGCGTTCTTCAGCTTCTTGACGAATTTGCTCTTTAATAGCAAGTTGCTCTTGCTTCGCCTGCTCTTTTTTTACATAATAGTTATACTCTATTTTTACAGCATTTATAAATAAATATTCTATTTCGCCTATAAATTTTGTAAGAGTTCCAGCTATATTCTGATTACCTTGAGCTGCGATATTCAGATATTTTTGAGAAGTATTTTTTACTTGCTCAATAGCATTATCTAATTTTTCATATTTCAGATTATATAAGATATTCTGCAATTCTGCTCTTAAAGCTATTACCATTAAATCATAAATAGCTTTATTCGCCTTTGTAGTGTACCTGCTACGATATTGTGATAAAACTTTTTCGATTTGTTTGTCATTATCTTTAAATGCTTTTCTTAAACTTTTAACATCCATATAATGTAGCTTAAGAATAACAGACGGTGACAACTCTTCAAGTTCATCAAACTCTGATTTATATAATTTCAATTCTGCTAAATCAGGAGAATATTCAAAAAAATTAGATATAGAATAATCAATACTCTTGTATAGCTCTTTCGTTCTGTCTAATTTGTTTTTAGCTGTTTTTAATTTCTTTTCTGTTTTTTCGATTTCAACATTTAAGCTCAGTATTCTCTCATCTGTTTTAATCTTTAAATCATTAAGCTTTTCTTTTGCTGATTCAGTTTCATCGTTAAGCTTATTTTTTAATAAAGCACGCTGATTTTCAAGATTTAAAGCTTCTTCTTTGCTTTTCTCAATTTCTTGCTTTAATTGTTGAATAATTCTCTGTGATGTATCGTAATCATCAAAGCACAATTCGCTTAATTTTTGCTTTAACTCATCATTTTGTTTTTTTAGCGTTTCAATTTCACTCTTATATTGTGAAACTTTAAAAATATCAAAAAATCCCATTGCTAAGCTCCTCACATAATATAATATTTGACAAAATATATAATATATTGTAAAATAGATTTAGAGGAGTGCGTTTTCTTCTCACATCTTTTTTAGTCAGTCGTAGGTGGTGCTACGACTGACTTTTATTTTTATTAATAAATTGATTAAATTGTTTTATAACTTTTTGCTCGAGTGGGTGCTTATAAAAAGCATTTCTTTTTTCAAGCTCTTGCATACGCTCTGATCTATATGTCGCAGCTTCAAGACTTATATTACATAACCGAGATATTTCCTCAGCAGTTAAGGCTTTGAGTTCGTGCAATACACACGCAGGAGCAAGCAAGTCACGAGCGAATACATTAGCTGCGCTCTCGGTATCATTCTGTACTGCAAATGTTCTGTATGCTATTTTGTCCACGAGCATATGTCCGAGCAAAATGTGCCCTAATTCGTGAGCAATAGTAAACCTACAGCGCCGTGAACTATCTGTATCTCTATATACAATTATAAAACTGTTATTATTTACAATTGTAACACCGCTTGCATTGTTTTGAAGAATATTAACATCGCTGTTTTTAACTAAATTAATATCATTTGATTTTCTAACAATATTCGTAACCTCAATGGGTAGTGTCTTAATATCGTAGTCTAATATACATTGCCATGCGGCGTTACGAGCATTTTTGTATTTGCCGTAATCCATTCATCACACCTCGTAGGTATTTTAACCAACGAGGCATTTTTTATTTACAAATCAGATTCATCTTCAACGGATTTAGCATTTTTAAGTAATTCAAGTTTTTCTTTTGAAATTTTTTGAAATTCAATAGGTCTATTATCGCTGCTCCTCGCAGCGGTTAAAACTGTAACATACTCTTCACTTGAATCATCGTTAATATTTAGTAACTTATCAATAGCCGGTTGCATTTCAGGCTTATTTCTATATGCAACAACAAGTTTCTTTTCGTGTGCATTAAGAGTTAATTCTTTACTATCACAATTATAATTTGATCTATCCATAGGAACATCAAATCCCATTAACCAGGCTTCATTAACATTTAGTGCAAGACCCAATATGTATAATTTATTTTGTCCCGGTTCAACTTTACCACTAACATATTGACTTAAATCATTTTTATTAAGTTTAATTCCGTATTTTTCGCTATATGGAGCAGCTAAATTAAGAATATCAACTTGTTTAAGATTTAAATCTGACATTATTTGTTTCAATCTATATGAAGTTGTATACTTTTTCACTTATATCACCTTGCTTTAAGTGTATTGTAACACATCTTGAACAAAAGTTCAATAGCATATTGAAAAAAAGTTCAATTTTTTTGAAGAAAAGTATTGACATAGTAATCAAGCTGTGTTATTCTAAAATTATTCAAAGAGATTGAACTACAAAGGAGTTGATTAAATGCCATTCGATTATAGAAAACTTGAAGGACTGGTTAAAGAAAAATGCAGGACTAGAGCCATTTTTGCATATAAAATGGGCTTATCAGAGCGAAGCATATCTTTAAAAATGAACGGAAAAACACAATGGAAACAAACCGAAATCTGCACAGCTTGTGAGATTTTAGGAATTAGTAATGAAGATATACCGAAATATTTTTTTGATCCAAAAGTTCAAAGCGTTGAACATATTAAGACAGCATAAAAACTGAACAGAACAAATAAGAACAGATTGGAGGTGTAAAAATATATTTTCATTATATTTTTTGGGAGCAATCGGAGTTGCACTTGAAATAATTGCTTTAATTTATACATTTGCATACAAAAATTCCAAGTATGCTATATCAATAATAACACACATACTTGGAACCGTTTGCTGTTTATTATACTTATGTATTCTACTTATTTTGAAATTCTAACATTATATTTCTTAGCAATAATTTTTGCCAATGATTCTAAAGCAACTTTTGTTTCGGAATACTTAAAAGACGATATACCTTGATTTATAGAATCTATATAATGCCAATCTGATTCATCAATATATAAGTATATCTCCGTAGCACATTTTCCGAAATTAGATGATGCCTTTTTGTCATTGTAGTAGATAACTCTGCCGGCAGCTGATAGATAAGCTTCAATAACCTCGGCTCTATGCTTAATGTAAAAATCATTATTTTCTTTTACATTATTTGAGAGCATTGCCAAATTCTTCTCCTTAATTGAATAATGCCCATTTATTATTGCAGTGACTATCGGAGAAAGAACAGAAAATAAAAGTGCAGATATAGAAATTATTAAGGCAACAGTACTATCCATTATTACACCTCCTTACAATTTGATTTTAACATTGTAAGGAATAAAACACAATTAATTTTTACAAAGATATTAAAACAGCATAAGAGGTGATAACAATGTTTTTAAGTGTATACGCAGTAATTGCTACCGTTGTAGCGGTAGTAGCAATTATAAAAGCTGTGAAGTGGAAAATCGCAACAAGAGCAATTACACTATTTTGCAAAGAAAAGTTCAGGTCCCCCACTAAAGAAGAAATTGCCGACTGCACAAAGCGAGCAGCCGACAATACGATAAAGTTTAAATAATTCCAAATTGAGCTTTTATAAGTTCCGTTACAACATTTGAAGCAATTTGGGTAACTGCGGAAAGAGAGTTGCTACCAACAACTCCAGCAATCTTTTTAACCTTGCCCCATATATTATCATTACGAATATTAGCAAGAAATTGATGCCCATCAGGCGATAAATCTGCAATCGTTACATATTTTCCCCCATCAAATGAATGCACATCAATAATAAGATTTGCTATCTTACATTGTCTAATGTGGTAGAGTAGCTCCTCGGCAGAATATTTTTGGAGATTGTCAGGAAGAGTATCATCAAATTTTAACTCCAATATTCTGTGATAATCAACATCTTTTTCGATTGCGAGTAAAATATCACGAACACAATCCGAATTTAACCGCATAGCTTGCACCTCCTTTCATTGAAATTATATCACATTGTATTGAGGATGCAAAGCAACGAAACTAACAAAGAGGTGATTACATGAAAGCTAAGAAAACAGTAACCAACTGGGACGATGTCCCACTCTACATAGATTTGCCGTTGCTGGCAACTCTTTGGGGGTTCTCGGTTGATTGTTTAAAGAAAAAAGCACAGTCGGGCATTTTGCCGGCGGCAAAGATGTTCGGTGAGTGGAGAATATCCAAAGAAGATGCAAAAGCTTACTTCGAAAAGGCTTACAACGAAACGCAGGAGGGAATAAAAAAAGATGGATGTAATAATTAACGACATACCGACCTATCCGTTTAAGGATGTCGAAATAGGAGATGTGTTCTCTGATGATTTAGGACGCTTTATGATGAAAGTATCATACGAAACAGCAATATGTTTAGATGATAATACAGTCTATGGCATTAACAGCAATGTCAAATGCTATCTGAGGGACTGCGTAATTATAGAGCGTGAATTGCTCGAAAACCTCAAGAAAGGAGCAAACGGATATGAGTAAGCTTGAAAACTTACAAATCTGCATCAAAGACGGCGAGGTCATAGCTCTACAAGGCTTAGATACAGTAACCGCCGAGAGGCTTGAGGACATACTGAATTATGTCGCAGAAGTTAAGGAAAGCCTTGACAGGCACAAGCTCAACAACAGAGCAACAGGCATTAAGCGTGTGGCGAACAACTGTAAAAAGTTTATACGCTGCTGCAAATACGCAGCGAAAAAATAAAGGGGGGTGTAACAGATGAAAAAAGGGACAACAATCGAAAGCGGATACGATGCTTCGGGGCGCTGGTGTCTGAAACTTCGAAAAGCTAAAGGCAAGTTTACGCTTGATGAAATAATTGAAGCGGCGAAAGAATGGGAAGAAGATTACTACGCTGTGATTATTAAAGCAATGAGCGATGAGATAGCACAGTATTACGACGATGACCTTGACGGCGATTGCGTGACATTGTATCGTGCTACAGATTTTATAAGCAAGGAATGTAGCTGATGAAAAGATTAACTTTAAATCAAGACAGCAAAATCAAGGTTAAGGACATCTACGGCAAAATGCACGATTGTAAAGATGTGCCGAATGAGTTTTACGGCTGTATTCGCAAACTTTACGACTACGAGAACACAGGCTACAATCCCGACTTCATCGACACTATTCCGTATATTTTACAAGATATGGCGGAACTCCTTGAAAATCCAACAACAGAACACATCAAGGCTTGCAAGTCGAAGATTGACTACATTTTAAATGCAAAAGACAAAGCCGCCAGCTAATGCACAGCTGGCGGCAAAGTGAAAAGATATAAAAATATTTACCGTATTTATTATATGTTTTCACCGCACAAAAATCAAGAGGAAAGGTGAATTTATATGAATATTTTAGAAAATGCAGTTGACTGCATTAAAACCCAAGGCAAGAACTATAAAAAATACTCAAATGAGTGGAATGTTATGCAACAGCTTATCGACATTATTACAGCACAGCAGGAGAGCGCAGAAATTGTGTTGCAGGACCTAAATGTTGAAGAAATGCAGGTGCCTGCACTCGTGAAGAAAATAACAAGCAAGAAAATCGCAAATCCTGTTGAAGTTATGAACGCTATTTGCGACTTTTACTCAATCCCAAAACCGAGCGAATTGCCACCCGAGGTGTGGCGAATGAACAGTACCTTTCCTACCCCGGCAAAGTCTGAAAAACAAGGGTTTATAAACCTTATGGATTTACTGTGAGGTGAGTATAAATGCAGAGAAAAAAGCTGTTAGCGTTAGAAATAAACAAAAACCGTGCGGATGTACCTGCAATGCAAGCTGTAGTTGAGTTTCAGCATAAAGACAAGTTTGGCAATTATACGACACACGAATACAATTATGTTTATGATGTCTTTATTGATGAGTCAATAGGTGAAAAAACTCTTATAGTTGATATGTTTAAGCCTGCCCCGGCGGCGGAGTTCCTCTATAGACTGTTCATCGGAAAAAACAAGCAAGGTGATGACAAATGGTTTATCGTTAAATCAGACGGCACAGTCAGTGAAAGCAGTTTGCCGGTTGATTATTACTACCATCAATTCTATTATCCGTTCAACGCTGATACTGATAAGGTGATTGATGAGTATTTGTCAGATACTAAATCATATGCAAAAGGTAAAGGCATCGAAAAAATAATAGCTTGGCAAAAAGCAGTCAGGCAAAAAAGGCTCAAAGATAAATATCAAAAAATTAAAGACAGCATAAGTTATGAATTAGCAGAAATTCGCCCACTGCCGCAGGCGGTACATAAATGGATTGATAATACCGTAATGGCATATAGCCGATATATGTTTTATGATGCCAATGGCAAAAAGCAGACTACTGCAAGATGTTCCGTATGCGGTAACGAGGTTACTATTAACAAGGTACGCAGCGGAGATAAAGTCACTTGCCCTGTCTGTCACAAAAAGTGCACTGCAAAACCATATCGAAAATATTTGAATTCAAACGGCTTTTGTAACAGAGAAACAATAATGTATCTGCAACCGTTCAAAGGCACACGCTTTTGTGCTCGAGAATTTATTGTTGTATATATTTACACTCTCGGCAAAATCAAGCCGTACATCAGGATTAAAGAACTTGTACGCACAACTTGCGACTTTGACGGACAAGAAATGCGAGTGCAGGAACAATACACATATGACGAAGATTACAAAGGCGGTGACTGGCGAAAGGATTTTTATAAAAGTGTAAACTCAAGTTTGCAACTCTACCCCGGCACGCTCAATAAGATATTTAAGCGTGTAAAAGGATTCAACAAGTGGCATATCGACTACGGCAGGATTGCAAAGCAATGTAATCCTGTTGGATTTGCGAATTTGTACGACGCTGTAAATAAAGTTGCGTGCTTGCCGAACATGCTTAATAACGGCTTAGTTGAATTAGCACGAGATGTAATCGCAAAAAGATACAATGCAAGCTTGTATGATTTAACTAAAGGGTCATTGGCTAAAAGCTTTGGCATAACTAAAGACGATTTAAAAATTCTAAAGCCTTTAAATGTTAGTTACAGAGAATTTGAGCTATACAAAGCATATCAAAGCACAGGCAGAAAAATAGACTTTGAAGAGCTGAAAGAATTTTTTGAAGTCAGCTCAATAATTAATTGTAATACAGCAGAAATGCTTAGTATTTTACAACGCAGTTCATTACGGAAATTCTGCCAATTTTTCCGTAAGTGGGAAAGTGAAAATTGCACAAGCCAAGATAAAGACAGTTGGTGGGATCCAAGACGGCATTTTTTTAGTGATTATAAAGACTACATTAGAAATGCTACTTTGCTTGAATATGACTTGTCAAATTCAGAAGTGCTTTTCCCTAAAAACTTAGAGCAAGCACATGGTTTAGCATACAGCATAATCAATGATAAAGAACTTAAAAATGCAGAACTTCCACAAATTGCTCGACAATACGAATCTTATAGCAATTTATATAGCTATGAGGATAAAAACTATTGTATTATGCCACCGTCAAGACACAATGACCTAAAAAACGAAGGTAAAACACTATGTCATTGTGTAGCGACCTATGCCAAAAGAGTTGCCGTTGGCAGTACGATTATACTTTTTATCCGCAAGACAAGCGAAAAAGACAAACCATATTTTACGCTTGAGCTTAATCCCATGACTTATGAAATTGAGCAATGCAGAGGATTGAGAAATTGTGCGTATCCAAAAGAAGTTAAAGACTTTATGGATAAATGGTATAAAACCAAAATAGAACCATTGAAAAGGAGTAAAGAAAAATGTCAGACAACAGCAGCATAATGAGTATAGCTGATTTCAACATCACTGAAATGTCAGCAGATACAATGTCAGCACTAAGTACACATCAAAAAATAATAACAGCAGAGCAGACGGCTGCAAATGCAATGATTAGCTTGTGCGAAAATCTTAAATTAATGAGAGATAAGCACTTATACGAAGCGCTCGGCTTTGAAACATTTGATACATACACAGAGCAAGCGTGTGGCATTAAACGCAGACAAGCTTACAACTACATAAGCGTTTATGAAAAGCTCGGAAGCACGGTTTTGCAGTCAAATGCATCACTCGGCATTACGAAATTACAGCTACTTACCGAGGTGTGTGCGGTGGACAGGGAAGATTTTATTACAGAAAACAACCTCGATGGAATGTCGGTATCTGAAATTAAGAAGCTTGTTGAGAAGAGTAAGGAGCAGGGAGAGCAGATAAGTCTGCTGTCTGATGAGCTTGAGGACAACGAGAAGAGCAAGGAAATCCTCTTGTCGGAAAATGAGGAGCTGCGCAGGCAGGTTAAGGAACTTGAAAGCAGGCCTGTTGAGGTTGCGGTGCAGTCACCGAGCAAGGAGGAAATTAAACGTGCAGCGGAAAAGAAAACTGCCGAGCTTGCCGAAAAGCTGAAAAATCTGCAGGAGGAAAACGCAAAAATAAAGTCTGAGCAGAAAGCTGCTGTTATAAAGGCTACGGAAAAGGCTGTAAAAAAAGCCGAAAAGGAATACAGCGACAGGCTGAACGAAGAAAAGGACAGGCTGAGGGCTGATATTGACGCTCGGTACAAGGAAAAGATAGAAGCCGCCGAGCAGGAAAGAAAAGAGGCGCTGAAAAAGGCTGAGGAAATGGCAGGCAGGCTTGACAAGAATGCAGACGCCGAGCTTGTGACGGCTACGCTGTATTTCGGAGAGATACAACGAAACACTGATAAATTCACTGAAAGCGTTGTCAAAATAGCCGGGTCAGACCCTGGCAAGGGCGAAAAGCTCAGAGGAATTGCAAAAAGCTATTTTGACAGCATAGCTTATAAATTTAATTAAGTTAATAAGCTCCGCACAGCTTGTTATATATTGGTAATTAACTTTTGTTGATTATTCTTCCTAAAATTTAATATACTGACTTGCATAATGTTACTGCGGAGCAGGTGCGGCTGCTCTAAGTTTTTTTGTTGAGGAGCAGAAAATGAAAGACTTAGAGAAGATGAGTATTGAGCGATTGCAAGAAGGTGCTCAGATTAGTAGATATTATTATAATAAGCCTTTGCTACTATGCTATTCCGGCGGCAAAGATAGCGAAATAATTTTAGACCTTGCGCTTAAGTCAGGTATAGATTTTGAGGTTTTACATAGTCATACAACTGCCGATGCGCCCGAAACTGTTTATCACATTCGCCGAAAGTTCAAAGAGCTGGAGTCTAAAGGAATTAAGTGTACAACGCAAATGCCAACTTTCAAAGGTAAATCTGTCAGTATGTGGAGCTTGATTCCGGCTAAGAAAATCCCACCCACTCGCCTTGCACGATATTGTTGTGCAATACTGAAAGAAACAGCAGGACACGACAGAGCGATTGCGACAGGCGTAAGAAGAGCGGAAAGCACCAACAGAGCTAAAAGCGGAATTATTCAGACTTGGAGTAAAGACACCTCAAAGAGAATTATCATTAACAACGATAATGACGAAAAGAGAAAAATCGTTGAGCATTGTCAACTACAAGGGAAAACGGTATTCAATGTCATATGTGATTGGTCAAATGACGATGTAAAAGACTATATCAAAGAAGAACATATAAATATAAATCCTTTGTATAAGTGTGGCTTTCACAGAGTAGGTTGCGTTGGCTGCCCTATGGCAGGAAAAGGAAGATACAAAGAATTTGCACTGTATCCTAAATACAGAAATTTGTATATCAGAGCGTTTGACAGAATGTTAGAAGTTCGCAAGCAAGCAGGATTAACAACTAATACGTGGCAATCAGGAATAGATGTGTATCACTGGTGGATGCAGGACAATGTTCTGCCAGGGCAGCTAACAATAGACGGAGAAAATGATTGGTAAGGTGAGAATATGAAACAGAAAAAACTTGATCATCTTGATTTGGTATGTCTTGAGATTGCTAAGTATAACAAAATACATAACACATATTACAGCTACGGCGAATACACAGCTTTAATGCGTACAGGAAAGATTATATCAGATGTTGTGAGTGAAAAGAGAGTTAAGAAAAATGAGAAGGAACTGGACAGATGATGATGTCAACAGTTTGTGCGAAATGTGGGGCAATTCAAGTGTTGAAAGAATTTGTACAAAACTTGAAAGAAGCAAAAGTTCTGTAATTCAAAAAGTTAATAGACTTAAGCTGGGAGCTTTTCTTGATAATAGTATTTACATTACAAAACATCAATTGTTTGTTGCTTTAGGAATAAACTCCAATTCATATAAAAATGTATCCTGGCTTAAAAACAGAGGATTGAAAACACACAAAGTAAAGCGTGGAAAACAAACTTTTAATATGATTCTTATAGATGAGTTTTGGAAGTGGGCATATGAAAATATGAATTTTCTTGATTTCAGCAGCTTTCAGAGGAACAGTTTAGGTAAAGAACCAAAGTGGGTTGATGAAAAAAGGCGCAAAGATATAAAAAAATCATATCAGTTTAAAAGAACTCCTTGGAGTGAGTTTGAAGATAAAGAACTTATGCGATTGCTTAGTAAATATAAATACAGTTACAAAGAACTGTCTCTGAAACTTCAAAGAACTGAAGGAGCTATACAAAGAAGAATATGCGACCTTGGTATCAAAGAGCGACCGGTTAAGGCGGATAATCATATCAAATGGACCGAAAGCGAATATATGATGCTTGGCGAAATGATTAAGAACGGATACAGTTATGAACTTATATCAGAAAAAATATCTAAGTCTGTTAAAGCAATCAGAGGCAGAGTATACAATACATATCTAACAGAAAGACTTGATAAAGTAAGAGCAATTATCGGTGACGGTAATTTCGGAGATAACGCTGCTCCAAAACAGTTAAAACATAAAAACTTACTTAGTGCAGAAGAAAAGTCAGAAGTTAAAGAGTTGATGTCAAGATTTATAGCGTGCTTGAGCGCTGATTTGGACGAAATAAAAAAGTTTAATGTATATTTTCAAAAAGATATGTGCCAAAACTGGGACAAGTACAGAGGATGTAAAGCAAAAGAAAACGGCTGTGACGAATGTATATCATTTGTAAGATTAAAACCGCAATTTTGCAAAAGATGTGGCAAAGATTTTATTGAACACGGAGAACACCTTTATTGTCAGAATTGCAGAGAAGCAAGATTAAAGCAAGCACAGAGAAAATATGCGATATTAAATCAAAAAGGAGTGTGATATAAATTGCCGAAAAGAAAGCATATATCAAAATCTACAAGACTAAAAGTTTACGAAAAATACAACGGCCATTGTGCTTATTGTGGTTGTGAACTTGCGTTAAAGGAAATGCAAGTTGACCATATACAGAGCGTGTATTGGTATGACGGTGCAAACGATATTGAAAATTATAATCCCGCTTGCAGAATGTGTAATTTTTATAAATCTACAATGTCGGTTGAAGATTTTAGAGAGCAATTAGGTAAAATACTATCAAGACTGGAAAAGGTTTTTATTTTTAGATTAGCTAAGAAATACGACTTAATCAGAGAAATAAAAGAACCTGTAATATTTTATTTTGAAAAAGAAAATTTGAAAAAAGTTGTGGATTTTGAGCCTAAAAAGCCTATTAAATCTGATGTGCAAGAAATTAAACACGGAAAGTGGGTATCGACTGGAAATGCTTTAGGGTATACTGAATATCATTGCTCAGAATGCTATAATTATTTATTTTTAGATTCCAAGGATGATGAGTTGTATAATTATTGCCCACATTGCGGTGCAAAAATGGATAAGGAGTGAGCAACAATGCCTTGTAAAAAATGCGGAGTGCAAAACTCAAGTTATTGCGTTGATTGCGTATATGTAAAAACAGGACTTAACTTAAACGATGAAGAATATCACGAGATTTTGAAATTAAGGAGTGATACAAAAATGAAAGTCTATCATTGTGACGCTTGCAGAAAAGCGTTTAAAGAAAAAGAAATGCGTATAACCTTTTGGGTCAAAGCTACGCAAGGGCATAAAATCAAACCTGTTAAGTTAGACATATGTTACAGCTGTTATAGAGGATTACAGTCACTTGCAGAAAACAAGGAGGAGGTGATGAGTAATGACACTTGACGAATTAAAAGCTGAAATATCCGAACGCATAGAAAGTGAACAGGAGAAGATGAGCGGATTTAATGACGGCAAAAGCCGAAAAGACAAGCATTATTACATAAGCGAAGGAATGGTGATAGCGTACGGAATTGTTGCTGATTATCTTGACGATTTAGAGGTGATACTTGATGAATAATAGCACAAGCCTTACAAAAAAAGAGCGAATACAAAAATTTGGAGAGGTTTTTACATCGGTTGAAACAGTGAACCAAATGCTTGATATGCTGCCGCCCGAAACTTTTAAGCCTGAACGGACTTTCCTTGAACCCTGCTGTGGTGAGGGAGTTTTTATAATCGAAATTTTAAAGCGCAAGTTTGCAAATTGCAAAAAGAGAAAAGACTACACTACATCGTTGAAATCTGTATACGGAATGGAATTACAGGCGGACAATGTTGAGAAATGTATTCAGAATATTCTGAATTTGTGTGGTGAGTATTTCAAGGTTACTAAAACAGAGAAAATGATTGTTAATGAGCATATAATGCAAGCCGACAGTCTTAAGGTTATGAATATGATAAATGAAAGGAGCTTGAGCGATGACGAACATTGAAAGAATCAAGAAAATGGGTATTGAACAGATGACAGATTTTATTCTCGGCACAATGGATACTGATGTTTGTGATTATTGCGAGTATCGGGATGATGACTGTAAAGGTTACACTGCACCTTGTATGGAGGATAAGGAGATTATTGCAAAGTGGCTTAAGGAGGAATATAAAGAATGACAAATGAAGCGTATGAGCAGATCAAGCTATTCAACTGGGTTGCATATGCAAGGAACACTTATCCACAGCTTGACTTGCTGTTTCATGTACCAAATGGTGGCAAGAGAAATCAGAAAGAGGCATTTAACCTTAAAAGGCAAGGTGTGAGAGCCGGTGTGCCTGATTTGTGCCTGCCTGTATCGAGGGGTAAATATCATGCACTTTACATTGAACTCAAGGTGGTCAACAACAAAGCGACTGAAAAGCAGCGAAAATGGATAAAGAGACTGAGAGAGCAGGGCAATTTGGCGCTTGTTTGCTATGGCTGGGAGGAAGCCTCCGCAGTGCTGCTAAAATACATAAGGTTAAAAAGCAATGAAGAGTTGTGAAAATTGCAGACACTTTACACGCTGCCCAGCGAGGAGCAGAGGAGTGGTGTGCAACTGCTACGAAAAATATACAGAAAGAAAGGATGAAACAAAGAAAATGGCAGAGGAAAAGGTACTGGTTTTTAAGTACGCAGAGCCGCTCGGCTGCAAGAAAGCGCAGGATAAAATTCTCAAGTATCTAAATTTAGGAGAATAACAATGGAAAATGAAAATGCAGAAACCAAAGTCGAAGAAGTCGCAGAAGAGGGTAACTTTGACGCTTTGAGTGAACTTGACAAACTTGCGGTCGGATTTATCGCAGGTGAAATTGATACAGATATAATAAACAGTCTTGACACATACAACCGGTGGTTTGTGCTGTCGATGTCAGCTATATATAGTTGCGGCAAAATCGGCTTACTCTCAGCTAAAAGCTGTGTACAAGTCAAATATAAATTGCTCAGTGAATACAGACGATTCAGAACTGAAACATACTTTGCAGAGCGTGAGCACTTTGAATGGATTAGAAGAACAAGAGAAACATCTTGCAAATTAACTGAGCTTGCACTTCAAATCAATAACAAAGACACTAATGCTTTAAAAACAGCTTTAGAAGTTATCGACCTGCTCACAAAGCAAGATGTGTATAATCAGCTGTTCATAAAGGCAGAAACCGATGAGGACTACAAGCAGAAATGCGTACAAGTTCTTACTAAGAACGAAGCACTATTTTTCGACCGTTTCGGTGACATACCTTTTGTTGACTTACTATTTAAGTTTTACAAGTCAACCGAAGAGAACCGAGCAGCGGAAATATACAAAGAACTTGATTGCGATAATCTTAATGTTGTTGCGCATAGAGTTCCTGTAAAATCCGAAAATTGCAAAGGCATTGCAAAATCATATCTTGAATATTTCAAATGAAAATCGCAGGGGCTGAAATGCCCCTGCATATCCTGCTTAAGTAATTAATTAAGTGACGAAAACTGTTTTTACATATATAATAGGAAGTTTAACTATGTTTACATACAAATGTGAGATCCAATCAGGACCAATGCTTGAAATTAAATACTATCAAAGTTTGAGAAAGCGTAACAAGAAAAATATGTCACGCAGTATTAACAGAGCAATCACATCAGAAAAGATGGCGCAGGCTAATCGCATAAGAGGTGAGCAGCATACACAGAGATTAATTCTTGCAAATTTCAAACAAGGTGATTGGTGGGTAAGATTTTCGGCACCGTATAAAAATTTCACAGAAGGAGAATTTGAAAAGATTGTAAGCAATTTTTTTAAGCGCATTAAATATCACGCAAAAAAGCAAGGCGTACAGTTCAAGTATATTGGTTTTTGTGAATGTGGAAAGCGTGGGGGCAACTGGCACTTGCACATAGTTATTGAGGACTGTATTAAAGACATAGCCATGAAGATGTGGCAGTGGAGCAACGGTATTAATCTCACACCATTGTACGAAGACGGCAGTTTTGCTGACCTTGCAAAATACATACGCAAAGATGTAACAGGCACTAAAAGGCTCAAGACTTCTCGCAATCTTACAAAACCTACAGTTACGGTAACAGAGGGCAAAAAGCGTGAATTCAAAAAACTTGAAAAAGGCGAGGCTTTGCAAATTCCACAAGGCTATTATCTTGTGCGTGACGAAATGTGGATTAATGACTTCACTGGAGCGTCTTTTTATTTTACCTATTTGGCAATCGATAATCACAAATACCGCAGAAAGGATATGATTAATAATGACACCTAATGAATACATGCAAAAGCACAGATGTTGTGCTACTTGTGAATATTATAGAAATAGTTATTGCGAAGTTAAGAAAAAAGAAAAACGCTGTTTTAGCGGCAAATTTTGCAAAGTATATAATCCGCTTAAATTTGAGGAAAAACATAAATATCATTTCGTTTCGCTCAACGATTAAGCAATATTATCTGCAATAATGCAGTTGACTGCACGGAGGAGTCAAAAAATGAATCTAAAACAAATTAGAGAAATAGAGAATGACATATGCTATTATCGAGCACAAATAGCTATGCTCGAAGCTAAAGTTACGCACATAACAACAAATATTTCAAATGCTATTGATGGTGAGAGTGCGTCAAGTAGCATTGAAAAAATAGTACCTCAAATAGCTGATTTAAGAGAAGAATTGTACAAAGCAGAAATGAAAAAATCAAACGCTATAAGTTCGATACCTCCAACAACTTTGCAAGGAAGTTGTCTTTTACTGCGTCTGGAATATGGTTATGAGTGGAAACAAATAGCTCACAAAGTAGGCGGAGGAAATACGGAGGACGGCATAAGGGTTATGTGCAATCGCTATGAGTGGTGAAAGTTGTTCGTTTGTTCGCTTAAAGGTGTGTTAGAATATAATTGAGCAAAGCTCAGAAAATACAAAGTTAATCAAGTCGCTGTTAATGCAGCGGCTTATTTATTTGCAAAATGATAAAAAGATATGTAACAACAGAATGGATAATACAACAAATACAGGACGGCAAAGCATACAGGTTCTATTTGACCGCTGACTGGCAAAGAGTGCGAGATAAAAAGCGTACAATGGAGCACGATGAATGTGAACGGTGCAGAGCCGTAGGAAAATATAGCCCCTGTGAAGTGGTGCATCACAAGAAGTACCTTAAAGCAAGACCTGATCTTGCTCTTGACATCAACAATCTTGAATGTTTGTGCAAAGATTGTCATTACAAAGAGCATCACAAACTGCAAGAAAAAATTTTTTCAGAAGAATTTTCCGAGAAATGGTAGCACCCCCGGGGTCAAAAATCGCACTTACCTCAAGCGTATGGATAACGGTGTACAGGGTAGACAATTTGTCCTCGCACACACGCACGAGAAATTTTTGTGAAAGGAGCAATAAAATGGCACAAGTTAAAATGGCAAAAATCAAAGAAAGCTTAATTGAACAACTCACATTAAAAGGAGCAGACATTGATGTGTATCGTGACTTAATCGAAAGTTACATTTTCTACACTAAACTTGAACGACAAATGCAAGCTGACATCAAGAAAAACGGCTTGTCATATAAGGCGATTTCCTCGACAGGTAAAGAATACACTAAAGACAATCCGTCAGTGAAAAATTCAATAATGTACAACAAGCAAAGACTTGCGATTCTTTCGCAAATGGGGCTATCAATTGACAAGGTCGAAAGTGATGTAAATGACGAACTGTAAATACCTTGACGATTACATAAAGCAAGTAAAAAGCGGTCAATATCGTGTATGCAAAGAGCAAATACAGCTTGTAAATTTCATAGAAAAAGTATTCGAAAATGAGCAAGTCTATGTTGACAGTGAGCAGGTTGAAAAGTATTTTGCTCTACAGAAATATTTTCCATACGAATTATTTGCATGGGAAAAGTTTTGTTTTATTCTGCACAATTGCACATATTCCGCACCGGGTGTATTAAGATTTCCAGATTTAGTTTGCGTGGTCGGGCGAGGTGCAGGAAAAAACGGCTATCTTGCATTTGAAGATTTTTCTCTGCTCACGCCTGTCAACGGCATACGCAATTATGACATTGACATTTGTGCGACCTCAGAAGAGCAAGCAAGCACAACTTTTAATGACATCTACGAGATTTTGGAAAACAATTCTACAAAAATGCAGCGGCATTTTAAGTGGAATAAAACAGAGATTACAAACATAAAGACTAATTCAACAATCAGATACAGAACTTCAAACAGCAAAACGAAAGACGGAGGCAGACCCGGCAAAGTAGATTTTGACGAAAAGCACGCATATGAAAATTATAAGCTCATTGATGTTTTCACAACAGGCTTAGGTAAAAAAGCTATGCCACGCAGAACAACAATTACAACTATGGGAGATGTTCGGGACGGGCCACTTGACAACGAGCTTGCCGCAGGTCTTGAAGTGCTGAATGGTGATGCACCTGACAACGGCACTCTTTATTTCATATGCAGGTTAGACAACGAAAAAGAGGTATATGAGCAAGAAAATTGGTACAAAGCAAATCCGTCGTTGCAATATTTTCCAAATTTGTTAAGAGAAATTCAAAAGGAATTTGAGGATTGGAAGCGTGACAAAGTAAACAATTCATCTTTTATGACTAAGCGTATGAATATCCCCAAAGGTACAGAAATGCACCCGGTCACAGCGTGGGAAAACATTAAAGCAACTAACAGACCGCTGCCTGATTTGGAAGGCAAAACTTGTGTATTTGGTCTTGACTACACTAAAACAACAGATTTTCTCGGAGCAGGTTTGCTGTTTATGATTGATAACGAAATTATTTGGAAACCGATGTCGTGGTATTGCTCACAATCCGCTGACCTCAGCAGAATTAAATTTCCGTATGATAAACAGCCTGACCTACAACGAGTTGATGGTGCAGAAATACCGCCACAAATTGTTGCAGAATGGCTCAAAGAACAGAAAAAGCACTACAACATCATAGCAGGAGCGTTGGATAACTACCGATACACTTTGCTCAAAAGTCCTCTATTGGAGTGTGGATTTGAGTGTGACCGCAAGGGTCTTAATAACTTAAAACTCGTTCGGCCGTCAGATAAAATGCTGGTAGCTCCGCTGATAGCGTCTGATTTTGCTAATCACAAAATCGTGTGGGGTGATTCGGCATTAATGCGTTGGTACACTAACAATACATCGGCAACAGAGGATAAAAACGGCAATATCAGCTACGGGAAAATTGAGCCAAAGTCAAGAAAAACAGACGGCTTTATGGCTTTTGTAGCGGCATACACACAATTAGATTTGCTCAGACAAAGCCAGCCTATTTCAACAGACAATTTCGAGAAATTTTTTAAAGCTATCAGCATATAAGGTGGTGATATTTTGAATATTTTTAGTTTTTTTCGCAAAAAAATTAAAGCAGAACCTCAAGAAAATGACAACAGCTTTGATGATAGTTATTCCGCTGCCGAGCAGCGGTTTAGGCTAACAGAGCTTGCACTGTTTACTGCAATTGATTTTATAGCCAAAAGCATTGCCAAGTGCGAATTTGTTACTGTAATTGATAACAAGGAGTACAAAGGTCTTGAATACTATCTATGGAATTATGCACCTAACAAACATCAAACGAAAGTCGAGTTTTTAACACAGGCGATTTCAAAATTAATTTTTGACAACGAACTGTTAATTATTTCAACTGCTGATAATCAGTTGCTCATTGCAGATAGCTATTGCAAAACTGAATATGCTGCTTTTGATGATATTTTTACAAGTGTAACTTGCCGAAATTTTACATATCAGCGTACTTTTAGTGAAAGTGAAGTAATTTATTTAAAGTACAACAGCTTTGCTCTCAGAGGCTTATTAGCCGAAATGTGCACTACATACGAGCAACTTATGATGTCTGCTCAAGAGCGCTACAATAAAGCCGTAGGGCATAAGGGTATAGTAACTTTTGAAAACTTTAACTTTGGCGATAAAGATTTTAACGAAACATTTTCTGAAATTCTCGGAAAGCAGTTCAAAAAATATTATGAGTCAAAGAATGCTGTATTACCTGTTTTCAAAGGAATGAAGTATACAGAGCCTGCAACAGAGGCAGGGAAAACTACAAACAGTGAAATTACCAATATTCAAAAGCTAAGAGCAGAGGCATATGCAACTGTTGGAAACGCTTTACATATTCCGCCGGCTATCCTTAGTGGCGAGGCATCTATGCTTTCGGACGCTATGGATTGTGCTATCGCAAATGCAATAGATCCTCTTGCTCAAATGCTCGAACAAGAAATTACAAAAAAGAAATTTGGAAATTCCGAATTTTTAAAAGGCAATTATATGCTTATTGATACAACAACCGTTAAGCATATAGATGCGATAAGCAATGCAAATAATCTTGACAAATCAATAGCAAGCGGTGTTCTTTCCCCTGCCAAGGCTCAAAAGTATTGTAATATGCTGCCTTGCGAAGAAGAATGGGCACAGAAATATTACATTACAAAAAACTATCAGACAGCAGATGAAACATTGAAAGGTGGTGAAACTCAGTGAAAGAAAGAAACTACAAAATCAGGCAGATTGCGGATGAAAATGTCTTGCAAGTCTATTTGTACGGTGAAATTGAACCGGGGTATTTAGACTGTTGGGGCTATTACTACGGTTCAACTACAAGTGCAGAGTATATCCGAAAAGCCATTGATAAAGCGGGGACTATTAGCAGTATCGAACTGTACATCAATTCAGTTGGTGGTTATGTTGACGAAGGTGTCGCTATTTACAATCTGTTAAAAAGGCAGAATGTACCTGTTACTGCGTATATTGACGGTATGGCGTGTTCAATCGCAAGTGTAGTAGCTATGGCAGCGGATAAAATCATAATGCCGTCTAATACAACTATGATGATTCATCACGCTATCGGTGCTTGCTACGGTAACGCTAAAGAACATAGAGAATATGCAGAACAGCTTGATAAAATCAGTGAAGCGAGCACTAATTCTTATCTCGTACACGCAGGCGATAAGCTTACGAGAGATGTGCTCGAGCCACTGCTTGACGCTGAAACATTCCTTACTGCACAGGAGGCGCTCGAACTCGGCTTGTGTGATGAAATTCTCGACCCTGTTGACTTAACGGATTCAAAAGAAGTTATCGAACAGGCTGAACAGAGAAAAAATCCTAAAGCAAAACAAGCAGCGGCAGAACTCACAAAAATGCTTGGTAAAAAGCTACAGGAACCAAACCTCACTCAGCACGAAAAAGACAGTTTTGATTTTTTTGAAAATTATTTCAAAAATAAAAATTATTTATAAAGGAGATTAAAAATGAAAAATCTTGATTTTATCAACAATGCAAAAACAAATTTTGAAAAGCAGTTGAAGGAAGCGTTCGCAGACAAAGACGAAGCTAAGATGACATCTGCGTTTGAGCAGTACGCTACAAGTCTTCAGCAGGCCATTATCGACACAGCAGCGGAAGTAGGTGCGACCGCCGACAACGCTATCCTTGCAAAAAGAGGTTTCCGCCAGCTCACATCAGCTGAGCAGACCTTTTACAACAACATTAAAACTGCATCTAAGTCGGTTGATGTTAAGCAGAGCCTTGCAGGTCTTGATGTAACTATTCCGCAGACTGTAATTGATACAGTTCTTGAAGACATTTCAAATGAGCATCCACTTCTTGATGCTATCAATATTGAAAACACTTACGGCTCAGTGAAAGCAATTTTTGCAACAGATACAAAGCAGATGGCAGCTTGGGGCGCTCTTAATTCTCAGATTGCACAGGAGCTCGCTGGAACCATTGAAGAAAAAGACTTCTCGGCATCAAAGCTTACAGCATTTATTCCTGTTCCAAAGGATATGCTTGAACTCGGAGCTACATACATTGACGCTTATGTTCGCAGAATTCTTGCTGATGCTCTTGCTTACGGACTTGAAGACGGTTTTATCAATGGTGACGGCAAGAACAAGCCTGTGGGTATTCTCAAGAATATTAACGGCGCAGTAACCGCAGGTGCATTTCCTGACAAGACAGCGACTAAAGTTACAAAACTTGACATTAAGTCATATATGCCTCTAATCGGTAAGATTGCAAAAGGCAAAGGTGGCAAAACTAAGACAGTGCCGTTTGTTGACTTAATTGTCAATCCTGTTGATTACCTCACGAAGGTTATTCCTGCAACTACAGTTCTCGCTACTGACGGTAGCTATAAAAACAACATTTTTCCTTATCCTACACGAGTATTTCAGTCTGAAATGATTGCAGTAGGTACTGCTGCTCTTGGCCAGCTTTCTAAATACAAAGCCTGCGTATCGACAGGCAAGGGCGGTAAACTCGAATATTCCGATCAGAACCAGTTTCTCGAGGACAATCGTGTATACACAATTAAAACATTCGCAACAGGTTTCTCGTATGATGAAACTGATTTCTTAAAGCTTGATATCAGCGCTCTTGAACCGCTCGCTATCGAGGTTACTCTCAATTCTAAATCATCAACATAATAAGCAGGAGGTGTTGAATTATGGCACAGTTAATTGATGATGTGATTAATATGCTTGATTTTGACAGAGAACACATCAAAACTGACGATAGTGCAAAGTCAAAAATTAATATTATTATTGAAAATGGCAAGCAACACCTCCGCTCTTTCCATCCTGCCTTAACTGATGAGGATTTCATACGCTCTACAAGAGCAAGAAGTTTGTTGTTTGACTACTGCCGATATGCTTACAGCAACGCAACAGAACAGTTTGACAACAACTTTGCAGCGGATATTTTGATGTTAAGGCAAGAATATGAGGTAAAAGCTTATGACTCAAAGTGATATTAAGTTTTTGACATTTAATGACGGTGTAGCTTTTGTTTTTGATACAGACGAAAACGATACTATTATCGCTAACACAGCACGAAAGTATCGCTTTGGCAACGAAAAAGTCGGGGTTACTCGTTATTACGGCGCAAAACAAAATGATATTGAATTATCAAAAGTGATACATATACATTACGACGAAAAAATTCAGCCAGATATGACTTTGGTAATTGACTGCACAAGATACAAAATTGAGCAGGTACAACATGACAGATGTAAAAATCCACCTTGCACTATTTTATCTTTGTCCTGCCGAGGCTTATACAAGGAGAAAGCAAATGACTTTTAAAAATTATGACGAATTTGTCGGCTTACTTGAAACTTGCAACTTCAAAGTTGCCGAAGCTGATTTTAGCAAACCGGTTGAAACTCCATTTATTGCTTATTTCAAAGATGAAGATATAAATGTATATGCAGACGGAAAAGCTATTTTTACTTTATATGGCAAGATTGATATTGAGCTATATACAGACAGAACAGACCATGCAAGCGAAGAAAAATTTGAAGAATGGCTTAATAGCAATAATCTTGTTTGGAAAAAGACTAACCGAGCGTGGATTGCGGCAGAAAAAATGTGTGTATCATATTATGAAGTAAGAGTTGATTACAAAATATGAGCAACAAAAAATGCGGTATCGACAGAATTGGCGAAACTATATCTCGTGAAGTTGCAGGGTATACGGCAGACATACAAATGGGCGTAATACAACTTGTTGATACTAAAGCAGATGAGCTTAAAGAAGCAATTAAAAAAGCGGCACCTGTTGGCAAAAGAAAAAAATATCGCAGATCGTTCAAAGTAAAAGTTACAAACGAACTTAATGCTTACTATGAAAAGACAGTCTTTGCCTCAGGCAAAGAATACAGGCTTACACACTTGCTCGAAAAACCTCACGCAAGCAGAAAAGGCGGAACTGTAATGCCAAAAGTGCACATTGCTCCTGCAAGCGAGCAAATTCACAAAGAATTTGAAAACGAAGTTAAAAAACTAATTCTCTCTTCAAAGGCAATGGGTGGAGGAATTAAAAGAAAATAACGAAGGAGATTATCTTATGAACAAAACAATCGCAAAAGTAGGCTATGCTATGCTTACAGAAACAACAGAAGGCAAAATTACATATGGCGAGGTTAAATGGTTTAAGTCCGACAAAGCAGGCGGCAGAACAGTCGGTGCAGAGCCAAGTGGTGAATCAACTACCGTATATGCAGACGGTTTGCCTGTTATAGTTGCAAATAACAATGCAGGCTACAACATCAGTCTTGAGCTTATTGCTATCGTTGATGACATTGAAAAGGACTGGTACGGCAATGCTGAGGCAACCGAAGGCGGATTTATTGAAAAAGGCGGAATCAGCGTATTGCCTCGCTTTGCTTTACTTGTTGCTAAAGAGCGTTATGACAGCGACAAGCTCTACGAAATCGACACATACTTTGACTGCGTTGCATCTACAAGAGCCACACGCAATGACAAGACATCAGAGGGTAACTTTGATCCGCAGTTCCCAACATTTACAATCACTTCAAAACCACGCCCGGACAATGATTTTGTAAGATATACTTCGTACGAAGACACATTGCCGACAGCAGTTGTAACACCGACAGTTAAAGGAGCAGAATAATGGACAAAACGCTTACAATCGGTGACAGAAAGCTCGAAGTTGAAGTAACAGCATATACTATGCTTATCTATGAAGATAATTTTAAAGGGCACAGCTTTCTCAAAGATGTAGATATGTTGACAGCTAATCCAAATAAAGTACAGTACAGCTCAACTGTGCGCATTTTATGGGCAGCGGCTAAATCTGCAGACGATACAATAAAACCAATCAAAGAATTTTCAAAGCAGTATAGCATTGGAGAAGTAATATCAACAGCACAGCCCCTTGTGGACCTCATTGTAGAATCACTGAAAACAAGCTCAAAAAAAGCAACAGCGGCAGCAGTCTGAAAGTACAAATGACGGCACAGGAAATTTTATCCTATGCCGTCAAATGCGGTCTGACTGTCGCTGACACGAAAACTTTTTCAATTGGTTTTATTTTAGATTATATTGACACTTATTACAAGCTCAAAAGCAATCAGAACATACACGCTGATGAAGAAAAATACTTGAAACTTAAATCAGTGTTGCCATTCGTTGAAGAAAAATACAACAGCGGAAACATTACTTATCAACAATATTCTGAATGGATGAGCGATTACAAAAGATTGGAGGATATATATGGCATCAACTATTAAAGGCATTACAGTTAAAATTGCAGGTGAAACAACGGACTTGCAAAAAGCGTTGAAGAATATACAATCCTCTTCACGCTCATTGCAAGCGGAATTGAAAACTATTAACAGTCAGCTTAAATTTGACCCTAACAATACAGTTTTGCTTGCACAAAAGCAAGATGTTTTGCGTGAGCAGATTGATAACAGCACCAATGCGCTTAAAGAACTTGTTGATGTTGAAGAACAAGTCAAGGAGCAAGCAAAAAGCGGCGAGATTTCAACGGACCAATACAGGGCATATCAACGAGAGGTTGAAAAAACAAAAAGTCAGCTTGAAAGCTTTAAAAAGCAACTTTCCGATACAGAAGCAGCGGCAAAAGCGGTCAATATGAAATCGCTTGAGGGCGAAATGAGCGATGTCAGAGCAGAAACAAATAAAACCGCTGACGAATTTAAAAACCTTGAAGATAAGAGCCAAAAAACCGATTTAAGCAGCTTTAAAAAAGAGCTTGATGATGTAAAAAGCTCAGCTTCAAATCTTAAAGATGTTATCTCTGACACAGCGGCAGGAATTGGCTCTGTATTAGGGGTAGCAGGCGGTTCAGCCGTAGCTGCAATAACAAGTGCTAACAGCGAAAAGAAAGCTCTCAATTCATTACAGGCACAAACAGGCTTAACGAAAGACGAACTGCTCAAGTACAAAAGTGTAATTAATGACATATACAAAGATAACTTTGGCGAATCGCAAGAAGAAATCGCCGATACTCTTGCAAAAATTAAGCAGGTTACGAGTGAAACAGACCCGAGCAAGCTTAAAGAAATGGCAGAAAACCTATATACTCTGCAAGATACTTTTGATGGTTTTGATATAAATGAAACATTAAGAGGTATAAACGGATTAGTCACTAATATGGGACTTTCTGCCGAAGATGCGTTCGACTTAATCGTAAAAGGTGCTCAAAACGGCTTGAATTATAGTGGAGAACTTGCAGACAACCTTGCTGAATACTCTCAGATATGGGGACAAGCAGGTTTTTCGGCTGAACAAACTTTCAGTATTCTTGAAAACGGTACAAAAAACGGTGCTTATAATCTCGACAAAGTTAATGACTTTGTAAAAGAGTTTACAATATCATTATCTGACGGCAGAATTGAAGAAAATCTCGGCAGTTTTTCAGAAGACACAGCAACATTGTTCAATAAATGGAAAGACGGTAAGGCAACCGCAGCGGATGTTTTCTATTCTGTAATAAAAGATTTAAAGAACGCAAAAACAGACCAAGAGGCGCTAACAACAGCCTCAAATGTGTGGTCGAGCCTCGGTGAAGATAATGCGCTGAAAGTTATAACTTCTCTCGGTGATGTTAACGACAGTTATAAAGATGTTGAAGGTTCAATGCAAAAAATCAAAGACATTAAATACGATGATGTCGAGTCGGACTGGGAAAGCCTCGGAAGAACAATAAAAACAGATGTTATAAATCCTGTCGGCAAATCTCTTTTTCCCGAAGTAAAAAAGCTTTGTGATTTCACTTCCAAGAATACCGATAAAATTATTCCGATTTTGAAAACAGTTGGCTCACTTACAGCAGGTATTTGGGGAGGCAAGAAAATTTCCGCATTATATACAGCTACATCACAGCTCGTTAATTCTTATAAAGTGTTAAAAACAGCTACTGAAGGGGCTGCTTTAGCTCAAGAGGGCTTAAATCTTGCACAAAAAGCTAATGCTATCGGTGCTGTAGTATCAATAGCGACAACACTCATAGGCACTATCTATGCTTGGAGCGAAGCAAGCCGGGACAATTCACAAGAGTTAGACGAATGGCAAGAAAAAATAGATGTGGCAAAAGAAAAAAACAAAGAACTCACAGACAGTTATCAAACTTTTATAGATAAGCGTAATGAAAAAGTAAGCACAGCAACAAGCGAAAATCAGTATTACGATAATCTCTGGGAAGAGTTGAAAAAAATCGTTGACGAAAACGGAAAAGTTAATAGTGGTTACGAAGACAGGGCAAAATTCATTACAACAAAGCTTAGTGATTTAACAGGCACAGAGATTAAGCTAAATGATGGCGTTATCGATAATTATAAAAACCTTAGAGATACTATTCAAGAAGTTATCGACAAAAAGAAAGCCAACAACATATTGTCAGCTTATGATTCAAGCTACAACGAGGCTGTTCAAGGTAAAACAGGTCAGCTAAAAAGTGTTGAGCAAGCAGAAAGAGAGTATAAAACGAAAGCTAATAATACAAAAGCTCTGGAAGACTTAATTGCTGAAAAAGAAAGATTGCTAAAAAAGTATGAAAACAAGCGACAGCAAGCAGCTGACGATGGAAAAGACCAGTCTGAAATATTGAACTGGTCATACAAAATCGCCGATGTTGTGAATGAAATTGAAGATTTAGAGAAAGAACTTTCAAAAGCAAAAGAGTATGAAGAAGAAGCAAAAACCACTTTAGACACTCAAAAAAGAACGTACACTGCATACTTATCAACAATTGAAAATTATGAAAATCTGCAAACTGCTATTTTAAATGACAATGAAAAGGACACATCTGACGCACTAAGAAAAATTCAAAACGATTTCATAAGTGCAAAAGCCGGCACAGGAGAAATATTAAAGCAGCAGTGTATAGATTACCGTTCTCGCTTTGCCGAAATTCAGCAAGCGCTCGCAGAAGGAAAAACAGACTACTACACAGCTGATGATCTTACAAATATGCAACTGCTTCTTGAAGCTGCAGAAGATGAGTATGCTAAATATTGTCAAAGTTCACTTGAAACAGGAGAAAAAGCAACAAGTAATGTAGCCGAAGGCGTAGAAAAAGGCGCAACGGTCGTATATCAATCATCGCAAAAAGCGGCAAAAAAGGGTTCATCAGGTTTTGCGAGCGAGCAATCTGAAAGAGTTAAAATAGGCAGCAAAAATGTAGATGATTATACATCTGGAATTGATAAAAGCAGTGAAAAAGCACGAGATGCAGGCACAAGAGTAGGCAAAAAAGCACGCAGCGGCGCTAAAAGTGTTTCTCTGTTTAACACAGGCAATAATTTTGTTCAAGGTTTCATCAATGGCATTTCTAACGGTGACGCTATCAAAAATATATGGGACACCGCTTGCGGTATCGGTGGCTTAGCGTTGGGAGCGGTCAAGAAAATTCTTGGTATTAATTCGCCTTCAAAGGAAGCTAAAAAAATCGGTAATTATTTTACAGAGGGCTTAGCGATTGGTATTAGCGGTAACAAAAGCAAGGTGAGGTTAAGCACAGAAAGTATTGCGAGAGATATGCTTGGCAGCTTTGATTTTAACGAAACAGTCGGCTATATTAATGTGCTGAATGATAAGTTCAATAACATTAAAAGTTTAGACCATACCGCATCAAGTACAACAAATAAAGTTATCACAAATGCCCCAAGAGTTGCTCTGAACTACTATGGAAATGTCAACATAAATAATGATTTAGATATTGACGATTTCAACGAGCGTGTTTCTCACGCAGTTATAGATACTCTGAACCAAGAATGCTAAGGAGGCGGATTATATGCACAACTTAGAATACAACGGCACAAGCCTGCGCAAACTCGGATTTTGCATAGCCAATGCACCTTTTTATCATATATCAAACAGAAAATTTGAGATAGTTGACATATACGGCAAAGACGGAGGAATAATCGCCGATAATGGTTTCTATGAAAATATTGATGTGTCGTATGAAATAAACAGCTTGCCTTGGCTTGTTTACAACGATACTCAAAGTTTGATTCGTATGCTTGCAGAAGAATTTGCAAATTTTGACGGCAAATACAAAGAATTACGAGATACATATAACACGGGATATTATGCAAAAGCTATATGCAAAAGCATAGATAAAATAGAATATAAGGCAGACAAATGTGTATCAACTATTCTTAATTTTACAAGACAGCCGTTTTGGTACAGTGATGAAGGGCAAAAAACAATATCTTTTAGTGCAGCGGCAAACTCTCAAAAAGAAACTGAATTCTATGTTTATAACCCCGAAAAGTTCTCTGCAGAGCCGTATTTTCGTATTAATTACTCGCAAGATTTAACACTTGATGTTAATAACGCACAAATCAAAATAAAGGCTGTTTTTGTTGGCAATGAAAATTTAATTGAACTTGATTCTGAAATGCAATCTGCATTTTGGGGAATAACAGATATGAACGCACGCATATCTTGCACAAGCTTTCCTATTTTTACTTCGGGCTGGAATAAAATTAAAGTAATTTCAGAAAAGGAAAATGCGTTCAGTAAAATTAATATCATTCCAAGATGGAGGCGATTATAATGTTTCCTCTGCTGTATGATAACGCTCAAAATTCAACAAATGCTTTCGACTATAACGGCTATGGCTTTATTACAGAATGCACAGAATTTAAAGTTACAGAAGAACGAAACGGAGCGTATACATTTCAAGCAAAAATCAAAGGCACTGACAGATTGATTGATAAGATTAAAAACGGAGCGTACATAAAAGCAAAAGCAAACTCGCATGACAATCCTCAACTCTTTTACATCGAGAAAATCGAAGTTGATAAATACGGAGATATGACAATTTCAGGAAGTCACATATCACGATTATTCTTCCAAAACGGTACAGTTCCGATGTATTATAACTATTCAGAAGTGGATTCCCCATCAGCAATTATGTCAAATCTTCAATATGAAGTATGGTACTCAGATGCACCATACAGTTGGTTTAATTTCTCATCTAATATTGGAGTCAAAAAAGAATTTTCACTCGGGTTTAACTCGGCAGAAACATTTGAGAATATTTTACTTAACGAGGAAAACGGATTGACGGCAGTATTTAAAGCAGAATTGCTCTGTGATAACTTCAACATCAATTTATTGCTAAATCGAGGCACAGATACTCACCGTATTGCATTTGGCTCTAATATATCTGAATTTAAACAAGTTAATTCGATTAATGAATATTACACGCACATCATGCCATACGCAGAATGCGAAACAACAGACGGCAAAAAAGTAACAGTTACAGCTACTGAACCTTACCTTACAAATCTAAATGCGACTTTAAAGAAAACATATCTGTACGATTGTTCAAGTAAAATAACAAGAACTAAAGTCGATCCACAGACAGGCTATAACTACAATGAAGTAAGAACTATGCTTGAAGACGCAGTTAAAGAATATTTACAAGATACAGAGCAAGTAGCCGAATATGTAAATATAACAGTCACTCTTGAATCTGAACTTGAGGCGCTGAAAAATTGTAGTCTATGCGACAAAGTGACAATTGTTCATAAAGACGGTTCAGAAATTGAAAGCAAAATCGCAAAAACAGTATATGACAGCATTAGCGAAAAATACACAGAAATCGGCATAGGAGAAGTTAATCTCAAGATGTCTGATTTTTTAAAAATCAAAAGGAGGTTCAGAAGATAATGGAATTTAAACATATTCATGCTACAATTGACATCAACAGTCGCAATGAGCAGCGAATTGCAGGTATTGTCAATATTAATGACAAAAAGACAAGATATCTTGATGTAACGATAATTGCAAGTGGAGAAAAACTCGATTTAAGCGGTTGCACAGTTACTGCGATTTTTGTTATTGATGATGTTTTAGTCAATAATGCAGTTGATTGCACAGTCACAAACAATATAGTTACTATTCCACTTGAGAATTTCAATGGCAGATATGGATATCTCAGCATAGAACTTAACATTGTAAAAGACGGAACAGTGATTGTAAATACACCTATTCCGCTCAGGATTCAAGTGACATCTTCTATCGCTGATAGCGCTAAAATTTCAGAGAAAACATATGGAACTATCGCTGAAACAGTTAAAGAAGTGTATGACGCTCGTGGAACATATGAGAATTTGAGCAATAGATTTGTTGCTGTCAATAATTCGATAGAGAGTGCTAAAACTGAAACAGCAAAAGCACTTAATGAAAAAGTCAGCAAAGATTCAATGCTTGACATAACTACAAGCTTTAATCTCACCTCGCTCGAGGACACTGAGCAGACAGCGAGCGGAGTTACCATTGCAGTCAGGAACAATAAAATTAGCTTAAGCGGCACATCAACATCTGCGGTTAATTTTTATCTCAAACTCAAGCGTGCGGTTACTCTTGAACAAGGCAAAGCATACTGCTTGTCTTTGCAGAATTTTGCTAATATTACAAACGGCGGTTGTGTATTTTATCCTGCGAATGAACAAGTGACAATCAGTTCATCGTGGTTGCTCTCTGAGGTAAGTGCTTTTAAGAATGCAGCGGCTACTTATACAGCGACAGAAAATGTAGTCGTTAATTCTATTAAAATTGCGGTTGCTGCTAATCGACTGATTGATAATAGTTGCAATCTTCAACTTGAACAGAACAACAAAAAATCAGCGTACGCAAATCCGGATTTTATAAGCGAAAGCATTAAACCTAAGTTGTACCAAGCTCCCGACTACGCTATGCATTATTTGTATGTTTCAAATGATTACAACGAGAATACAGACGGGTTTGGTGTTACAAAGTTCAACTCTATTCTGTCTGCTAATGATAGCATAACAGACAACAACTACCATAATCGCTACACAATCATCGTTGCACAAGGCACATATACTGATATGCAAGACAAGTTTGCAGGAATGTCCGATGTGGGACTTGTAGGTTATCGTGGTGTAATGATGAAAGACTATGTTTATTATGAGTCTGAAAATATCTATAACCCAGCCGCTACAGTCATCAAATGGGACGGCGCAACAGGCTTTGATAAGTCTACTTTGAAGTCTGAAGATATAATCAAAAAGTGCCCTTTCCACCTCGATCTCAATGTTCACACGCATATCAAAGGATTTACCTTTGACTGTAAAAATATCCGTTACGCCTTACATCTTGAATCGGGCGGTACAGGCTATGCAACAGAATGGACAGTCGCTAATTGCATATTTAAGTGGGGCGGTCGTGCTGATTGCACGGATTATACAGACAAAACAACTGTTCCGGCGCTCGGATGTGGTCACAGCTTTGGAGAGGTAGGGTTAATTGAGAATTGTAAAATTATCCCCGTAAATTGCACGGTTGGATATCAAAACCACGATAATGCAGATAATAGCAGTTTTGGCTTGCATATGAAAATAGGCGCAAGCATTACGATTCGCAATTGTGACTTTGGCGGGACTGAAATCCAAGCAAGAACTCTCAAGGGCGCATATTCTGATACTCCAAACACTGTTAATATTGAAAAGTGTATTAATATTTCAGAAGTCAAAAAGATGTATTCTGCACCTGCGGAGCGTTGTGATTGGAAAGTTACAGTTGACGGAAACGAGGTAGAGTGATGATTTATAGACGTTTAATTGTTGATAATACAAAAGCAAACTGTATTACAGAAATAATTACTCAGCAAGAACACGGTGTGACTGTCTTTGATTTTACAGATGACAACCGCAAAAGGACTGCTCAACGGTGTTCTTGAACTCAGCTTTAATGTTATTACTGAAGAGCAGTATCAAGAGATTATTTTAAGCAAATAAAAAATGGAGTAACGCTTTGTTACTCCATTGATAGAATTTATATTTTATTTAAGGTATAAATAATTTAATTAGACCAGCTATGGCTGTGATAAAGGCTGTAACAGTTACTAATCCAGCCATAGTATTCTTGATGAAATTCATAAATGGGCTTGGTTCTTTTGACGAAAGTTTGCCCCACGCCTTACTTATAAGCGGTAACACTATATGAAACAATGTTTGGAAAACATCAACAAAAAAGATTACAACCGTAAATATCAATATCGCAGAAAGAATTAATTGTGATGTTGTAGGATTTATTACAAAGTATACATCTAAGCAATAAACTATTGTGTAAAGAGTTATAAAAGTCATTATGCAATATCCGAAAGTTTTTAGCAACATTTTGTTTCTCTGCTTTTCTGTAAGTGGCATTAAAATCCACCAAATAGCGAAAAATACGGATGTTGTATATGATAAAAAAGTGACATCTTGCCCAATATTCTTTTTGTATATTCCTAATCCTAAAAATATCAAACCTGTAAAGAAAGAAGAAACAAGTATTTTTGTTCTTATATTACTAAGTTTGTTTAGCAGAAGTTTGCAGAACCATTTTATTGTATTTTTCATATTATCACCAAGCAAAATAATCTATTTGAATTTTATTATAACATATTAAACAACAAAAACAAGGAGGACTTTTTATGACAAGAGTAACTTGTGTTGATATTTCGGAATTTCAGCAGAATATCGACTTCAACAAAATGAAAAATGACGGCATAAAAGCGGTCATAATAAGGGCAGGATATGGCAGAGAGGCAAGTCAGAAAGACAATATGTTTGAAAGTCATTACAAAAATGCCAAAAACGCAAATTTAAAAATCGGCGTATATTGGTACAGCTATGCCGACAGCGTAAGCGATGCGGAAAAAGAGGCTAAAACCTGCCTTGAGTGCATTAATAACAAATCTCTTGATATGCCGATTTATTATGATTTGGAAGATAATTCACAAGTTAAACTCGGCAAAGCAAAACTTACAGCGATTGCAGAACGATTTTGCGAAACAATCAAGAAAAGCAATTACAAGGCAGGCGTGTATGCAAACTTAAATTGGTTTAACAACTATCTTGATTACAATAAGCTGAAATCAAAATACAGCATATGGCTCGCTCAATATAATTCTGAAAATGAATTAAGTTGTGATATTTGGCAGAACAGCTCAACGGGCAAGGTCAGCGGTTACGGCGGTAACATTGACACAAATGTAATTTACAACGAGAATATTTTCACTGGGAAGTCTGATACAAAAGTTGAAAAGCCAATGCTGACATATAGAGTCTTTGCTGATCACAAATGGTACAGCGAGGTCAAAGGTTTGTCGAAGATAGCAGGCAGAGCGAAGCAGGCTATTTCTGCGGTTGCAATTAAAGTCAGCAAAGGAAACATCAAATACAGAGTACACTTGCTCAATGGCGATTGGCTGCCTTGGGTAGACGGCTATGACATCAAGGATGGTATTAACGGCTACGCAGGCATTAAAGGCAAAGTTATTGATGCCATACAGATTGAGTTTGACGGTATAGGCGATTACAAGGCTACATATCGAGTGCGTAAGCAATGCGAAAAGAAATTCTTGCCATATCAGCACAACTCGGAGTGTGACGGCTCACAGGACGGCTATGCAGGCGTTATTGGCACAAAAATTGACGGCTTGCAGATTACTTTGACTTAACAAGGCGGTGAGAAAATGGCAACAGAAATCATTGTAGCTTTAATTGGCTTGGGCGGTAGTGCTTTAGGCTCAATTTTGGGCATAATTGCAAGCAGTAAGCTAACAGCGTACAGAATTGAACAGCTTGAGAAAAAAGTAGACAAGCATAACAGCGTAATAGAACGAGTTTATAAAATTGAACAGCACGAGGCTGTTGTTGACGAAGAAATCAAGGTCGCAAATCACAGAATAGCAGACCTCGAAAATAAATAAAAGCGGAGGTGATATAATGCGAAAAATCACAAATTGGAAGTCTTGGGCAAAGGCTGCAGGAGTGAGAGCAGTAAGAACAACAGCGCAGACGGCAGTTGCTACTATCGGAACAGCAGCGGTCATAAGCGAAATCAACTGGGTTGCGGTTGTATCAGCAAGCGCAGTGGCAGGACTGCTTTCAATCTTAACAAGTGTTGCAGGATTGCCTGAAGTGTCAGAGTAATAATACATAAGTTTAGCCCCACACTTGCTAAGTAAGAAGTGTGGGGCTGTTTTTAATTGTTGTCATCAATAAACTATTTTTAAAATTTTTTCGTGTTATCAGATATTCGCAATGAATAAATATAGATTGAGTATGTAAATGAGTATGTAAGAAAAAGTCAGTAAACACCCGATTATTTTAACTTTAAAGTTGACTAACATTTGACTAACATTTTTGAAATTTAAAGCAGTTTTAGGCGGTGTTTTACGATAAATATAAAAAGAAAAACCGCACCCAAACGCCTAAAAAACGGCTTGGTTATGCGGTTTTTGCTCTGGAGCTGGTGAACAGACTTGAACTGTCGACCTACTGATTACGAATCAGTTGCGCTACCAACTGCGCCACACCAGCAAAATGTGAATACACATCTATTATACAACCGAAATTTAAAAAATTCAAGACCTGAGGGAGAATATTAAAAATAATATTTGCAGTGATTTATATTCACATTTGTGGAAATTAAAACTACTTTGTATTATAATAAAAATATATGAAAAAATATTAATAATTCATTTATGTTTTATATACAAAGGATGTGTAAAATTGACTAATCACGAAAGAAAAAACAATTCTTTTGCGCTAAGACTTAAATTGCATCGTGAGAGTTGCCATCTTACTCAGCAGCAGGTTGCCGATATTTTAAATATTAACAGAACCACATACACAAAGTACGAAACTGGCGTTTCTGAGCCGAGCCATGAGGTTCTCGGCAAAATTGTTTCTATCTTTGGCGTTGATTACAACACGCTCCTTGGCAAGGGCAAGCTTACTCCGGTGGTTCAGGATCCGTTTGATAACGAGTTTAGGCTCAATAATCTTTCAAATGATGAAAAAATGCTTGTGATTGCGTACAGGGTAATGTCTGATGAAGACAAGAAAAGTATCCTTGACAGCACAAAAGAAATGGTAAAGAGAGAAAAGGCAAAAGGTTCTGATGAAAATTCCGATTAATCTTTGAGCTTTTGCTGATTTTTTGGTGGGCAAACAGCAAAAATACTAAGTTTTTTGCAAATTTTTCTTTACATTTAATATCCTTTGTGCTATAATCAATTTGTTGACCACTGCCTCGGAACAAGGGTTAAGCCGTATTTCGGATTTTCACAGCCTTACTCTGGGACGGTTGGCGAAATATTTTATAAAGGTGGAAACGCAA